CTTGTTGAGTAGCTTGGCCTTGCTGCGCTGCACCTTGCATACCATATTGTTGCGCAGCTAATTGTAATTGCGGAGCTAAAGATTGCTGAATATACGGGTTCATGTAAGCGCCAATAGCGCTTGGGTTTGTTGATTGTTGGCCTAAACTTGCACCAATTTGAGCGCCTTGTTGTCCTTGTCCAACACCCATACCACCAAGCATATTAGACATTCCAGCAGCCTGCTGCCCTGTTTGCGCACCCATACCACCATACATACTTGATTGGCCTGCGGCCTGTTGGCCAGCCATAGAACCTAGACCGCCATATACATTAGATAATCCTGCAGCTTGTTGTCCTGTAGCCGCACCCATACCACCATACATACCAGCTTGTTGCCCAGCTTGTTGGCCAGTAGCAGCACCAAGATTACCATAAGCGCTAGACATACCAGCAGCTTGTTGACCAGCCATATTACCCATTGCGCCATAGCCTGCAGCCTGGCCTGTTGTACCCAATGCACCTAAAGCAGAAGTACCAGCTATGTTAGAAGCCGCACCATATTGACCTGGAACCTGTAAGTTAGCCGCTGAAGATTGCGCTTGTTGCTGTAGTGGAGAAAAGCTAGCTACATAATCTTGTGGGTTAGTACTATATGGGTTGTAGGCGTTAAACCCAGTCATATCAGGGTTAAATACTTGGGTTTGCGCAGCCTGCAACATATTCATTACATACGGCTGTGCGTAGTCAGGAATATTAGTATTCGTTACCGTTGTATTTGTCGGTGCTGCTGATGCTGATGGAGCTGATGATCCGCCACTCATATTAATTTCCTAACATTTTTGTAAATACTTTATCTGTTATTTTGTAACCTAAATATTCAAACAATCTTGAATTGTCTAAATGAATCTTCGTGTTCACTACTATTCTTTGTACACCACGACGTTTTAAAGCATCTTCTGCGTACTGAAATAATCTAATACCAATCCTACCCTTGCGATATTCTTTTCTAACGAAGTAAATATCTTCTGTTGCTGTTACACAAGATTTATAATGCAAATGCGGGGACACAAAAAATATAATGTATCCAATTAACTCACCATCTGCTCTACAAGTAATACACCGCAACATACCTGCCTGTGCTACACGCCTATACCCTTCATAATCTGGCTCTAGCGGAAATTCTTTAGTAACACTTAATTCTTCATAGTGGAGAGGTAAGAGTCGTTCAAATTCAGGTAAAAATCCAAAAGCATCTACATCTTCATAAACAATAGTGGTCATTTTGGCATGTATTTATTTACGTTAACTTGCGGGGCTTGCTTCTTTCGCCCTGTCCGTGCTTTCCTTATTTTATCCATCATTGCGTATAAGTGCTTAGCTCCTGCTTCAGTAGAGCCATTGCCCAAATGAGACACAACATCAGCAGGCACCACAAACTCGCCATCTGCCAAGCGTGCAGGTTGTTTAGCACCAATTTGAGCCGGGATAGAATCGGACATGCCATCTCCAGGGCCTTTCAATAAGTGACCACCGTCAGAATAAGAACCTAAACTTGGTATATCTCCGCCATGCGCATAATGTAATTCGTTTGGCATTAGCCCACCTCCAGCGCCACCAGGTCCTGCATCCCCATAGTAACCATTTTGCTGTTGTTGCTGTGCCGCTGCCGCTTGGGCCTGCGCTGCTTGTTGCGCTTGCATTTGTTGGTAAGCAGGGGAGCCTACCATAGTTGTTGGGTCTATTGCACGGCCTGTAGAAGTTGGTGCTGTTGCTCGTGTTGGCGCTACGATACCTTGTTGTGGGTAAGCTCTCGTTGCTGCTTGTAGTTGTGCAGGAGCCATTGTTGGCTGAGGCTGAAATGGTGTTTGTTTGTAATTAGCATATTGTGGGTGATATATTGCAGCACCGCCACCGGCCATACCAATAACTCCGCCTTCTGCTGCTTCTGTTTCTGGTAATTGAGCCGCAGCTTGTTGTGCTTGGGCTTGTTGTGCTTGGGCTTGTTGCTTTGCAGCAGCTAATTGTGCCATATAGGAATCAGAAGACATACCTGAGCTTAGAGTTCTTGCTGAAGGCAAAGCTGATTTTATACCAGCAGTAGGCATCTTAGCAGCGGCTTGAATTTTTGCTTGGCGAGCAATAGTAGCTGAAAATGCGTCTAAATTTCTTGTATCAGGGTCTGTATCTTGGTAGGTTGTTGCATCAGCTGGGTTAGCTGCAGGAGCTGTTCCGTGCTTAATATAGCTTTGTGGGTCATATGGATTATTACTGCCCATATAGCTTTGTGGGTCGTATTTATTAACCAAATCACCGGATTTAAAAGCAATAGCTCCGCCGCCAGCAAATCCTTGAGGCATCATTTCACCAGTCATAGGATTAGTTTTAGTATCGTAGTCAGCCGCAACAGCTTGGGCACCAGTATTCATTTGAGTCGGTGTTGCATACTGTGGGCTAGTAATCTGACTTTGTGGGAACATTCCTGTAGAACCACCAACTGCCATACCCTCTAATGGGCTACTGCTATCTGTTATACCACCAGCTGCCATGTTTGTTGTCGGCGCATATGGGTTATATGGGTTTTGCACATAGTTAGGGTACTGTGCTTGGTAATGTGGATTAGGTTGTGTTGGAAATGAGCCTTGGAAATTAGACGAAATTCTTTGCAATGGTTGACCATACCCACTTGTACTATTTGACGTTGCAGGACCACCTTGCAATGTAGGAGTTCTAGTTAAAGCACTACCAACTAAAGGTGCAGCTACTGCAGCTACTTGGCCTAAATGACTACCCATATAATCCATCACGTTGCCAGACCCTAAACCAGCATACGCTGTAGATAATGGGCTTGCTGCCGCTTGCGCATTAGCACTTAGCATACCGGTAGCTTGCGCTGTACCTGCTGGGTTAAATGCTGCATTTGCGTTTAAAGCTGCTGTTTGTTCTGCTGTTAAACCTGCGGTGTTAGCTACTTGATTTTGTGCTATGCTGGTTGCTAGACTAGGGTTTTCCCCAGCTAACATTTCTGAGGGTGTAAAACCACTAGTAGCTGGGTTATATCCAGAAATACCTTCACCTAAAGTTTTAGCAGCTTCTGCATTATAAGCAGCGTTCCCAGCATCGCCCCCGCTTTGTACTAAAGCATCGGCACCTAACCCTTCAATCCCACTAGCCAGACTACCACCACCCCATGCGCCAAGACCAGCCATAAGGCCTTGGGTTAAAGAGCCAGTCATAGCGTAGTCGGCAAGACCAATACCACCTGCAACAAGCGGAAGCATCTCTGGACCTAAAAAAGCAGAAGCTGCAACACCGGCAACCATAGGTAAAACACTGCTTAAAAAGCCTGCTTCTGGTAAACCCGTAGTTGGGTTAATTGTTAAGTCACCACCGTGGGCTTGAGCAAGCTGACGTAAACCCTTAATCTCACCTTTTGTCATGTGGATTAATTCAGTATCAGGGCCTCGGCCTTGTGCTTTTAGGTGCTCTGCTGCTATTTTTAGGCTCATATACGCCCCTTGGTATAGTGTTGGGTTGATTTTATCATTTAGACTACAGTTCCACTAGCATTTACCCAAGCTTTACCGTTCCACCAAATGGGATACCCAAGGGTAGTATCAAAAAACTGCCATCCAACTTGTAGGTTAAGTGTCGGTCTTTGAGTCTTAGGGCCATTGTCAGGGGTTAAAACAGACTGGGTAAAATTATCTATTTGTGTGAAGTAAAGGCGAAATGAGTTGTTAAGCTGGTCTTGGTATTGCTGTGTATAGTCTACCGGTGCAATAGGTAAATTAGGTGCCTTTGAAGGGCGTAGGACTATTGTTTTTGGTGTAGCCATTATCTTCTACCATCCGGCCTAATATCAATACGTGGGCTACCAAGCTGCCATGTGACACCAAGCTGGCCCATTGACTCAATCCTAAAGCTCATCTGACGCCCACGAAGTCGTGTATAAACTTGACCAGTAAATTGTTGGATTGTATAGGCTGGCAAAACAGTATAGTTTTGTGAACTAGTAACTTGAGGATTATCTGCTTGTCCATAAGCGGAACCAGAGTTTGCCCGTGGTTTTACAGTCATAGTTACATAAGGCTGATTTGTAGTAGAGCCATTAAAATTAACGTCAGGAAGTATACGCCACACAAACCCAAAATTATGACCATCCCCAATATCAAAATCAGAAGATTGTACATAAGAATCAATAGGTTGCGGGTTAGTAGTTGCTTGGTCATCACACCCATTCTCATGGTAAAGCAGTCGTCCATTGTAGTCGGCGGCGATAGGGTAAGGCTGTGTTCCTGTTTGCATCCAAGCAGTGCGGCCATTTAAAGCCCATGCCATGCCAGTACCAGACCCAGTACCAGTAGCAACAAAATACGTACCTACATCGTTAGAAGAAGCACCGATAAGCTGGAAATTAGTAGTTCCAACGCTAGCAATAACGTATTGTTTACCCACCACAAAAGACCCAGCTTGTACTTGGCTAGCATTAAATGTGCCGTAATACCATACACGGTCTAAGTAGTTATAAATAACGTAGCGGTCAACGGAAAAATCTAAGCTTTCTTCACTAACATAAAACCACCACACTTCATTAAAGGCTTCGTTCGCACCAGTAAAGACTTGGTATGCTTGCTGTTGATTTATATCGTCAAAAATATATTGGCGAAGCGAACAAGGTAAAGTCTCTACTCGGCCTGAGTACATATAGAATCGGTCTCGGCCCATCCAGTAAGTCACATTATTAACTGTAATCATTGAGTTAGGCGAAATAATAGATATGTTATCCATCAGAATTTGGAACCCCCAAACATAAGGAGCACCTAAATACTGCATAGAATAAATAGCAGAATCAGTCCAAACTAAAATCTCTTGACGAGTTGCACGGGCGCCCATAATATAAGAGCCGTTAGTTA